GATTAACAAATTAATTGCAAATCAAGATTTAACAGAATTGCCTCCTTTTTATTATGGGTTTATGAAATACGCACTTGCGCGTAAGTTTTTAGCCTATTACCCATCGGCTAATTGGGCCGAGACATCGGAGCAAGAATATCAGGATTATTACAATATTATTAAAAACGTTAACGAAACTGATTTAACCATCAGACCATCATCGGTATTGAGCAAACCTGAGCCATTTTACTGGCAAAATATTCTGGCGTATTAATATATGGCTACTAAAGCTACAGATTATGATTTGGTAGGAAGCTATGACAACCAGCGTGTTAGCACTATTAGTGCCGAACGAACCGTTAATATGTTTGAATACGTTGATCCAGAAGGAAAGCGACCAAAAGTTTTATTATCTACCGCTGGCTTGGTGGATGCTGAACTTAATTTTGGAAGTGAAACAGATGGCGCACGAGCGTCTTTTGTATTTAACAACGTTATTTACCAAGTGTATGGAGATTCTGTATATCGAACTACAGGATCGACAGGGTTACTTTCTACAAGCCTTATTGGAACAATTACAACAAGCGCCGGATATGTTGGTATAGACGCAAATACCTATCAAGTTATTTTTGTTGATGGGCAAGAAGGTTGGATTTGGGATACAAATGCCAATACATTTGAAGAAATTACAGACACAGGGTTTCCAGACAATCCAGTTGATGTGTGTTATCTAGATGGATTTTTTTTGATAGCGAATGGTCAAACCAACACATTTCAACTTTCATCAATTAATCAAGGAATGGTCTGGAGCGGAGGAAGTGCTACTACTCCAACAGGTACGTTTACAGTAGACACCGCAACAGACGTTCTTACGTTAAGCGTAAGCAATGCTAATTTTGCTACGGGCGTGCCAGTAACGTTAACAACAACAGGAACGTTGCCCGCGCCATTAGCGGTCAGTACAACGTATTATTCCATCAGAGTCAGTCCATACACCACAAACCCTGGAACAATCCAATTAGCTACCAGTTATGCCAATGCCATAGCAAACGTTTTTATTGATATTACAACCACTGGCGCACCTACTAATTCCATTATTGTAACGGGCCAGCTTCAACTAGGAAGTATAACTTCGCACCCTGGAACCATTGTTGCGTGCAGAACACTGCATCGACGCATATTTTTATTTTCTCAGAACTTTACAGAAGTATGGGAAAACGCAGGAGCTGGAACTAATTTGCCATTTCGGCGCAATAACTCGTTGTTGATGGAAGTAGGAACGCCTGCGTTAGGTAGCGTCTCTGTGGGCTTTGATAGAATGTTCTTCTTGGCGCAAGATAAGGATGGTCTGGCAGGCGTTATGGAAGTAAAGGGAACTGAATCAATCCTGGTTAGTAATCGCGCCCTAGACTTTCAGTTAGCCCAATATGCAGCTGACCCTGACACGGGTGTTGCGGATGCTCGTGGAATTCTTATTAAAGAAAATGGCCTTATATTTTATCGATTAAACTTTACGCTCGCAAACCATACTTTTGTTTTAAACGTCACCATGAGCACTGCTGAGTTGCCTAAGTGGCATGAAGAGGAGGTGTTAAATGGAGACAGGCATCCCGCTCAAACTCACGTTTATTTTGATGGCGTTAATTATTATGGCGACTATCAGTTACCGATATTTTATATCGTAGCTGATGGTGTATCGACCAATAACGGGGAAGCTATTCGACGTATGCGTATTGGCAGACAGATGTCACCCGACGGTTACAATCGTTTGCGTATTGATAGATTCCAAATTGATTTGCTGCAAGGTCAATTAGCAATTGATACATTTATAGAAAGTAATTTATGGACAGAAAGCGCGCAAGACATACTTACTGAAGACAGCGAAATTATTGTTCTTGAACAAGAAACAAGGTTAGGAGGGGCGCAGCCCGTCGTTTTTCTGTCTATATCTAAAGACGGCGGACAAACTTACGGCAATTTGCTTCAATCTCCAATGGGAAAAATTGGAGAGCGAACCTATAGAACGCTATGGCGAAAGCTAGGAACAACCCCAAGAGGCCAAGGATTTACACCAAGAATTGAATTTTTTCACGATATTCCATTTATTATTTTAGGCGCTGCATGGGCCTTTGAAACGTTACCGGAGTAAGTTATGTCACGAGATTTTGATTTTTTTCCAACTTACGACCCTTTGGTTAAAAATCAAATCTATTTAAGCAATCTTTGGTCTGATTTTATGGCAACATTCATTGAATCATTGCGCGAATATTTAGGAGCTGCTGGCGTATTTGTTCCACGATTAACCTTGGCCCAGCGCGACCAGATACAGACCCCGGAAGAGGGGCAAATGATTTATGTAAGCGACGCTAATACGCCAACAATACCAAGGACGGCGCAGTTACAAATTTGGAAGGTTGCATCAGGCGTAGGCAGCTGGACCGTAATTGTATAAAATGAACTTAATAACTCACAAGGATATGTGATTATGTTTGATTCCGAAATGTTCAGAAGTGGATTAGGTGGTTTGTTTGGCGGTCTCTTTGGCGACTCAGGAAAGCCTTACGATAAATACAATGAATATATGCAGCAAGCCCAGCAAGCCCAGCAACCTTATGCGAATGCTGGTCAAGGCGCTATTGGTGATTATCAAAGGTGGTTACAAAGCCAACAAGACCCATCCAAATTCATTAATGACCAAATGGGAAATTATCAAGAAAGCCCATGGGCTAAAAACTTGCAACAACAATCCATGAACGCAGGCCAAAATGCAGCAAGTGCAAGCGGGCTAATGGGCAGTACGCCAATGATGCAACAAATGCAGCAAAACGCCGGAACCATTTCATCTCAAGACCAGAACCAATGGTTGAAAAACGTATTAGGAATTAACACACAATATGGACAAGGCCAGCAAAATCTAATGAACGGCGGTCAGAATGCGGCCAATCAATTAGGAAATATATTTAATCAGATGGGCCAAGGTGCTTATGGTAAAGAGGCGGGTAAACAGCAAGACTTATGGAGCATGTTTGGCAGTGGACTTGGTATGCTTGGCGGATTAGGGTTTTTATAAGGATAAATCATGGGATTACCATTACCAAAAGTTGTTGCTGATATTGACCCTTCCGGCCTTCGAATCATGAATTCCTTGAATGGCATAAATGATTACGCCAATAAGAGTCATCAGCGTCGATATAATCAAGTTAAAGCTGATTATGCCGGTCTTTCTATTCCTGCTCAAGCTTACTCTCAATTGGCTTATGCTAATGCGGTTGGCCCTCAGTTTATGGCGAAAATTTTAGCAAATGATGCGGCCGTTGCTAATATGGGCAGTAACAATGCAAAATCCGCACTGCAATACGTTACAAATGCCGCACGACATCCATTCAACTCACTGCCTGGTGCGCAAGGGGGAAATACATTTAACGGTGTCGGCTATCCTGTAACAAATTCTCGTTCTGGAAACGTTTGGGATAGACTTATTCATGCGTTTGACCGAAAGCCAGCTCAAGGTCCGGGTAATGCCATGAACTCACCAATACCAGGCGGCGACAATAGCTCTAATCCTCGTGTATCTGCTGAGGGTCCAGGCGTCATACCCAATGGCGACTTTCCTTTTGTAGGGCGCGAAGGGTATCGGCCTCATCCTACGACTACGGGCTATGATGGCAATCAAATGCAAATAGACATGACAGGCGGCCAGCCTGGTCAGCAAAGCAATGAATGGGGCGCGTCTACACCTGAAGCACAGCAAGCTTTTGCAGAAGGTCGCGAGCCCACTTGGGCTGAAAAAACCGGAAGGCTCAAAGGAACAGTTGAAGAAGGCAAGGAGCTTGGTAAACATCGAGCTGATGTTATAAACGACATTGGTGAGCAGCAATTGGCATTGAGCAATACCGGATCAAACCTTGATAGGATTATTGAGGACATTAACGATCCTAAATTCATGGAATTGCGCAAAGACTTTCCGTTCTACCAAGACATGCAGCTTAATGCACTAAGCAAAGTTGGAAGTCCTGAGCAGCAAGAAATGATCGGTAACTTTATTGCAGACGTGAAGAGCTTTGCTGGTTCAACTGTTCAGCAATTTAAAGGCGCATCTATGAAGCGTGAATTTGATTATGCCGATCAATTGAAACCTAACGAAAATGACACTACGAATACAGCGCGTGGTAAATTGACGGCGCTTAAAACACTCAAAGAGATTGCGGAGAAGAAGAACGACATAATCCTTAATTTACTGCAAAACAAGCATATGAACGTAGGTGATGCGGTAAAAGTAGCCAATATAATGGTTGATGACAAGGCTATTGCTCAAGATGTTAAGAAACTAACATCGCCTATGATTACCTTACATGATCCAAAAAACCCTGGCATAACCATTAGATTGCCTCTATGGGAAGCAAGACAGAGAGGGGTAAAAAATGTCTGATTTGGCAGGATGGGAAGTCGTTGATGAAAGCAGACCTAAGAGAGGAAGAGCTGCTCCTCAAGCATCTGCTGGCGATTTATCCGACTGGATAGCTGAAGGACAAGGCCAAGGCCAAGAAGAAGGATTGGGTAAATCGTTGCTGTACGCAATCCCGCGTGTAGCAAAAGATTTAGGCGCAGGAATATGGCATGGCGTTCAAAAAATACCGGAACTTTATCAGCAAGGCAAAGAGGAAGTGCCTGGACTTTGGGATATAGCCAAAAACCACAAAGCCCATGCTGCTATGCAAGCACTTGCCGGAAGCCAAGAGGCCATAAACTCTTTGAACCATATACCCGTTGGATTGGCTCAATATGCTAACCAACGACTGCACTTGTTACCTAAGGGCGTGCCTGACTTTTTAAATAAGATTACGCCAGACACTACCGATGCGATTAATCAATTATTCGATCAGCCGCAATTTGCAGGAGAGAAATTGATTCGTGGTGGTGTAAGAAACTTACCGCAATTAATTCCTGCAGGCAAAGCGGCCATGTCTTTAGGTAAAGGTGTAGCAGGACTTAGACCGTCAAACGCATTGCGAGGCAATTTAAGCCCAGAGCAATTAAAGGATAACTTACGCATTACTCAAGGCACAGAAACAGGCCTAGGGGACGTGATCGGAAACCCCATGCTGAAACGCATGAACGAAAATATTCTCTCAAAGATACCGTTCTCAGGGGTTAATGAGGCCATGCAAAAAAATGCGGGTGAAATTGTTAACCGAGGCCATAGCTTAATTAACCAACTAGCGGGCAACAGCAATATTGAAAACCTAGATAAGTATCTGAATGACGCGCTCAAGTCTTCATTTAAATTGCATCAGGGTGAAAAAAATGCGCACTATGCGAACGTCAATAAAATGGCTGATGAAACAGGGTTGGCTCTTGATTTACCAAACTTTGCAAACAAGGTTAAGCAGCATAAGAATGCCATTGAAGATACGGCCATATTGAAACATGAGCCTGAAATGCAAGCCTTATTAAGGAAACTTGGTGGATATGAGGAACCTGTTAAAACACAAACAACTATGGGCAAGATTGTTGATGAGTTTGGCAAGCCTTTATCTCAAGAAACCAAGGTTACAAGACCAAGACTTGAGGAAGCCAATTTATTAAAAGGCAAGTTAAACAAATTATCCAATCAACACGGCGCATCCTCTCACCCTGCTGACAGGCATTTGGCAGGTGTGTTTGGTGATTTGGCGCGCACATTGAAGGGTGACATTGAAGGTGCAATTGAAAAAACAGGTCATGCTCCATTAAAAGAGGCGTATAAAGCTGCCGAGGATAACTATGCTAAGAAGTTCTCACCCTTCTTGGATAAACAAATTTATAAGTTTTTGGGTGGAAATGCCGATCCAGAAACATTAATCCAGTCTTTCGTCAAGACCGGTAAATCATCTGACCGAGCTAATCTAATTAAAAAGGTCACTGATAAATTGCCTATGGAAGACCGGAATTTATTGGGTTATGGTTATCTACAAAGAGCGATGGATGAAAACAATGTCCTTAATCCGTTGAAGCTTAAGACTTTATTAAGCAAAAACTCTCTTGGTAACAAACAGTTTGAGGCATTATTCCCTAATCCTGTAATTAGAAATGCATTGCGAGATTATGTTAATCTTGTTGATATGAATACGAAGGGGCTGAAGTTAATGCAGAACCCTGAGACAGGGCAAATGAATATGGACATATTGCCTTTGCTTTCCAAGTCTCCTGCAAGCCTTGGTGCTAAGATGTTAGGCGCACCTGTATTGGCTAAGAAATTAAGATCGGAAAAAACACGCACCAAGCTAGTCAATAAGATGGCGAAGTCAAAACCGAAAGCGGGCAGTAAAAACAAGATTACTCCGTTAGAATTAACGTTGATAGGTGGTCGCAGACAATCCGACCAACAGGAATAAGATTTTAATTTTTACAAGGAATGTAAATGGCGGTCACATACTCACTAGCTCCTGAACCGTTCTGGGTCATCATTAACAACGAAGGCACGGTTGCCGGTGGCGCGAAAATGTACACTCGCAGTTCGCTTAATCTTGAACAAGACAAAATAGTCTATCAAGATGCAGGCGGGACTATTCCTTGGCCTAACCCAATTATATTTGATTTGAATGGTGTGCAAGGTCCATTTTATTGGGAATTTGATAGCGCAGCTCCTGAGGACTTATATTATATTTTTGCAAATGATTCAGACGGAAATTTAATATGGGATATTAGCGATTTTTCGGGTGGCAATGGTGGCGGAGGTGGCGGCACAGTTACAACATACCTTCCTCTTTTGAATTACATCGCAAATAATGTATTTATAGACCACATTGATGATATGGTTTCGGCCGCAAACTTAACGAATACGGTCATTGCGCCGTCAAATCATAAAGGATTTACGCCTGCACTCATTACTCCAATCGTAGCAGCATATGGCACAGTTGGTCCTGATATTCGATTTGTAAAAAACGACACATCGTTGTTGTCCGATCAAATAACATTCCCTTTGTTCCCGCTCGCAAGCGCGGCATTAGCGCCCGATGCTACGCCAGTTGAATATTTAAGGTATCAATGCAGCGGAAGTCCAGTGGGCGAAACGTACAAATCGTTTCAATTTCCAATTACTCAAAAAGTTAAAAATTTATCTGGCCAAGCTATGACGTTTAATATTTGGGCCAAGGTTACCGCAACGCCGGTTACACTGAACGTGAATGTTGTGCAGTACTTTGGTTCGGGAACATCTGCAAGTGCTGAGGTTAGCTCGACCGAAGGAGCTATAACCCTAACGACTTCATGGGTTCCATATAAAACATTAATAACTATTCCTAGTGTTGCGGGGAAATCATTAGGCACAGGAGGCCAACAAACGAATGATGACGCACTCTATATTCAATTGGCACTGCCATTAGGCACAAATTGTGATATTCAATTTACAAAACCTTCCCTTTATTTAGGAAATGTTAACCCTGACGAAACATTTGATACGTATGACGAAATTGATTCTATAAATCAAACACCACGAACCGGAGATATTAAAACAAGTTTATTATCGTCAGCTCCATATGGCTGGGTAGCCATGAACGATGGTTCAATTGGTGAAACAGCTTCAGGCGCTACAAATCGCGCCAATCAAGACACGTTTCAATTATACAAAACAATCTGGGATGGGGTCCTTGATGCGTGGGCACCTGTTTCCAGCGGTCGAGGTGCAAGTGCGGTTGCGGATTTTGTTGCATTAAAAACATTAACGTTACCTCGCTCTTTAGGGCGAGCCTTGGCTGGCGCTGGTGCGGGAGCTGGCTTAACGGCACGAGCATTAGGCCAATATGCTGGTAGTGAAGTAATTACAGTTGCAAGCATGCCAGCGCATAACCATCCAGGGAGCACTATAGCAATTAGCACCAATTCTCCGGGCGGCTCAGCAGGAGTTTATGGATCGTCAGGCACCAATCAATTTATTGCATTAAATACAATTGCTTCTCAAGGTGGCGGCACGTTAAACGTTCAAGGTGCTGCTGATGGTAATATGGAACCAACAAGCTTCTTTAATGTGTTTATAAAATTATGATCCAAGGAGTACAACAATGGCAGTTCAATTACAAAATGTACCGGCGTTAGATCCTAATGCATACACAGGCCCTACTCGTGTTATGGCGGGTGTTGCTCGTACTGGAGACGTAATCCTAGATACTCTTTATGGGCCTAATGGCACAGTAGAATTCGTCCGCTGGTTATACATTGGCGGGTCTGGTGACGTTTCCTATAAAAAATGGGACGGCACCGATCAAACTCTTATCGGGTTAGTTTCAGGTGTTTGGCATCCAATATTTTCCATTAAGGTTAATACTACGGGCACAACAGCAACTAATTTGGTATGGGGAAGTTAATTAACTTTAGATGGTAATATTACTAATAAAAGGACTTTAAAATGACTACAAGCTTATCACAAACAGTTTTTTCACCATGGTTAACACCTGTTCGATTGGCGTCTACGGCAAACATTGCAGGCACTTATTCCAATGGACCAAGCAACAACGGCGTAGGAGCAACCTTAACGGTAGCTGCTTCAACGTTAACAATTGACGGCGTTCTTGTTGCCGTTGGTGACCGCGTGTTACTTCAAACGCAAACCAATACGTACGAACAAGGTGTTTATATTGTACGTGCAATTGCTTCTACTGTTATTTTAGAACGCTCTAGCGACCAACAAACTATTGAACAAATGAAATCAGGTCAATACGTGGCAGTTGGCGCAGGTTCCGTTTCTGCCGGTAACTTTTACACGTTAGTTGAGCCATTGCCTCAATTTATTGGTGTAGACGCAATTGTGTTTAATGCAGATCCATCTGCTGGCGGCGTTACTTTTTCTGGCGGGGCATCTACTGCAAACGCTTTAGCTGTATTTTCTGATGCGGCAGGAAACCTTAAGGCGGCATCTACTACAACCACATTAGGCCAAGCGTTAAACATTACTGGCGCTTTAGGCGTATCTGGCGCAATTACCAGTACCGCTGGAAACATTACCTCAGGTTCAAGCGGTGACGCTGGTACGTTTATTGCGTTTCCAGCAACTGCTGCTAACGGAACAATGATTGTTGCTGCGGGTAACGCAGGCGGGGCATTTAACACAACAATTACTAGCGGCACAATTGGTCAATCTACTGTGTACACAGTTCCTGATATTGGAGCGGCTACTGGTGGCGTGGTTGTGTCTACGGCTGCTGTGCGGATGAAAGCTGTAGCTGCTGCTGCCGCTGCGGGCGGAGCTGCTGCTCAATCATTTACTGATACTTTTTGTACGATTGGAAGTAGCGTAGTTGGAAACTGGAACACACAAGCAAATGCTGCGTCTGTTTTAAAAATTGTCCCTGGGAACGGTTCTTTTGTAGTAACAAGCTCCGCTGATGCCGGCGTTGGTACATTCAACTACATCATTACGAAGTAATTGAATTGGGGGGCTTTGGCTCCCCTTTTATTTAAAAGGAATAATTATGCAAGGTGCGTACGGTGGAGTGATATGTATATTG